CGGTTGCCCGGTCTTGTTGTCGATCTTCTCCATGTTTTCCAGTGCAGTAACGGCATACACCGGCATCATGTAGAGAAGGTACGGCGAAGTCCGCGCCGGATCCCGCCAGTCGCACATCGGATCGAATCTGAAATTCTCCGGAGCTACCAGATCGCAGCGCAGCTCGTCGCGCCGCACGATGGTCTGCTCACGGCCGAGTGCGAAACCTTCTTCGTCCATGAGCATCCCGCCATCGAGGCCAATCTCCGGCACGATATCGGTGTCTTCGTGATAGTCCCAATACTGGAATGAGATCGTCAGGCCATAGACCTTCGTTGATTGAAACGCGCCAATGACGGTCTGATACCACGGCATTTTCCGGTCCAGCCGGTACTGCAATATCTCTTTGTTGACTGCCGCTGACGCGATCTGCTTGGGATCTACTTCGTCTTCCGGCTGAATGTCCACCACATCGGTGGTCGAGAACATCGCTTGAGTGAGCGCGGCCTCTGACGCCTTTGTCATTGATCGAGTTTTAGGTCGGAAAACCCGAGATCGTTTCCAAGTGTTCGACCTAAACTTCGTCGCTGGCGCATGTTCGTTGTTGAAATGGGCGAGATTGATTTCCCAAATGTTGGTGATGTTGGCGTCGAGATAATCAGTCGATGTGGTATAGATCTCATGCGCTTTCGAGATCAGCCAGCCTTCCGTGCCGACGAACGACATTGTTTCGCCTTCGGCATCCGAAGAATCCGGACCGCCGCCGCCATTCATCAACTCTCGCGAGCCGGCGCTGGAACTTGCCGGGGTTTCTCCTGGTGGGAGATCCTGTGGCAACCGGGAGTAGGGATCACCACGATCTTGAGAGCGGGGCGGGGCTGAAGGAGAGGTCGGGTGCGCGGGATTTTCCTCGAATTCGAAATCGCGATTGCCTTCACGATTGTCCGCTGGCGCAGTCTCCATATACTCCGGGTTGTAATTGCCCTGATTTTGGTCGCTAGGCATTGATTGGCTCCGCTCTGCTGTCAGTCGCGATCACATTGTCGAAACTATCACGCGGTAGATCTTCAAACTTTTCAGGATTGAAATGCTTACTGCGTGCCAGATTGTGCCGCTCAAGAATTTCGCCAGCTGCCTTCACGGCCAGCTCGCTGAGTTCGTGGATATTACGGCCAACCATGTGGATATGGTAGCCCTTGTAATTTGAAATCGAATCGCAGGCAATGACCAGCATTTCGCCTTCGAGATTAACCATGATCTTCCACTGCCGGCCACGATATTTTTCGTGAACCGCTGTGCCGACCTTCTTTGCCATCCACATTTCGAGTTTGGCTTTGCGGGTATCCATATCGTCATACACTTCGATCTGATTGAAATCCCCGGTGACTTGCGTCAGGTCGCGCCCGCGGCCGTTTGGAATCAAGATCCTCACGAAATCACAACGCCCGCATCGACAAGACGCTGACCGATGGTTTTGAAACCCGGCACATCACAAGGCAGGGGATCGTAAGGCTTGACCTTGAAACCCCTCGGCCCGATAAGAACGTCGCCCGGTTTCATTTCCAACTCCAACTCGGCTTCGGTTTTGTTCATTTCTTTTTCTTCCATTCACCCTGAGTGCGTTTGCCGGTCTGCAACGATTGCCCGGTTGACGACTGGCAGATCCGTGCGGCCTTGCCCTTGCTCGCGCCTTCACTGCGGAGTCTGTCGTAACAGCGATGCACCTTCGTTCCCTTTGGCATCAGTGTATGAACTCCGGTTCAAACGCGTCTTCCGGCTCGAAATAATTGTGTGTCATATCGCCGATGTGCTCGGCAAACGTGTACGCGATCGCATCGCCATCGTCAGGCGAGTCCAGGCCGCGCTTTTTCATGTCCTGTTTGCGCTCAAGCCGCATCTGCTCTTTGTCGTTGAACCCGTACTCGATGCCGATCAGGGATTGCCGAAGGTCCGCGTCATTGGGAATGTCCATGCCTTCGGTCATTTGGATCCGCATCCGGTCCCACATTTCAACGCGCTTGTTGTAATAGGTCGCTTCGTCGTCAGGTTTGTTGCCGGCGTTCACTTCGATAATGTCGTGCCCGAGCATACGCAGGCGATCCACCACGCCAGCTCCAATTCCAACTCCGTCAACGAAGGTCGCTGCTGGCGAGTATTCCTTGATCGCATTAACGACCTTCGCAGACAGCTGCATAGTGTCCAGATTACGAAAACGGATCAGGGTGATGATCTTGCGGCCCTGCCGGACTGCAATGACGGACTTGTCTTCGCCGAAGCGCGCAACGTCCACGCCCAAAATGATAGGAAGCTGGAAGAATGACTCGTACTGCGCGTCCCGAAGCATACAGGTGTCGCAGATATCGCTGGCGATGAACTGCATTGATCCCGCTCGCGGGAATTGGCCCTTAACTCGAACTCGGATAAAGTCACTGTCCTCTCCATACTCTGCGATCTGACCAGCGATCTCCTTTTTGTTGGTCATTTTGCAAGTGCGTGAGTCGATCTGGTGCGTCGTCCACCTGGCATCGTTGACAAACAGATTGCGAAATTTGCCGGTGTTCTTGGTCGGGTTGCCGTAGCAAAACCACATGGCCCGGGGATCGGTCATGGCACCTTCGGACACTTCGAAGATTTTGTCGGGGATACCTGAACCCTCGTCGTAGATGATAAGAACGTGCTGTCCGTGGAGGCCGGCGAACGCTTCAGAATTATGTTCAGTATTCGGCGTCGCAGCGCAGAACCATGTATCTGGGTGGTCACGGTGTGAAAACTTCGTAGCAGTCCACTTGAACCAGTGAGCGTTACATGCTCGCTTGTGCCACAGGGCGAGTTCGCGCCACGTTTTCGTATTGAGCTGATTCGTGGTGTTTGCGGTAATGACTCCGTTGAGATGAGGTCTGGTGGACATGGCCCACATGATGATCCACGCGACTTCTGCAGACTTGCCAATACCGTGACCGGAAGCAATAGCTTCCCGAATCGTGCCTTCGGGATCCTTTTGAATCGCCTCGCCGACACGATTGAGTTGTGCTGCTTGCCAAGTATCCGGACCATCGTGATCTTCTAGCTCTGTTCCCTTCACTCCCCACGGATAGGCGTACATCACCCATCCGAGGGGATCGTCGTAAAACTGATCCATATCGTGAATCAGCTGTTGTTCGAATTCAGACTCCGATAACGGCTCGCCTTCGGACCACGAAACAAAGTTGTCCTGGTTAAGTAGCTCTACGGCGGGCATCGAGGTCATATCAGCTGCGCAATCGTTGGGTGAGTATGTTTGCGTACTCGCACATCGCTGCCGATTGCTCTTGCAATAAATTAGCTTGCAGTTCCGACAGTTTGAAAAAATCTTCTTTCAGCATGAACTGTCGCAAACGAACAAGCCGCTCCGTCAGCTCCGTCAATTCGTTTATTACGCCGGCCCGCCATTCGTTGCCGGGAATAATTATCTTTCGCAATCCTGCTTCACCGCTCATGCCGCTACCTCACCTGTTTCGTTTTCAATCGTTGCGGGCTTTCTGCCCCGTTCCTCATTCAACTTTTCTAAGCGACGACGCCCTCCGGAGAGTAAGGCGGCGTGGTTTAGATTGATCTCGCCATGCAATTCGAGCTGCTTCTTGTCGCCAAAGCGTTTGTGAACCATCGCTCCCATAATCCACTTGCGAGCCTCGATGCGAATCTTCGACCTGTTGACGACTTCGTGATTGATCTTGCCGTTTTCCTCCCGGTCATTAGCCGAGTCGTCGCTGATGTTCAGAATGTCGTCAACAAAAGTCTCGGCCTGCATTTCGCGGGCCTCGTCGTACATCTTCCGATACACCTTGTCGTGCAAACACAGCGCGTACAGCTGACCGAGGCTTTTCTTGCCAATGTCCATCTTGTCCGCTGCCTTCTCCATCGTCTTGCCGCGAGCAATCAGTAGCAGGAATTCCTCAACCCGCTCGGAAGGCCATTCGCGCCGTAAGTGCAGCAAGTGAGCTTCCCGCATCTGACCATAGGCGCTGATGTTCGAAATTAAATACGAGTCCAATGTGCGCTTTGTGATCCCTGCTTCTTTGGCCGCTTGCTTGCGGTTCTTACCGTGCGCCGTGGCCTCGATCACCGATTGCCAACGCAGCGAGGTCATGTTCTCTACCCCATTCAGCAGGCCGGCCCGTTCGCGCTTCGCACTCGGCATGTTCCGAGTGCCGCGCTTTCTGGCGTGATTCAATGCGTAGTCAGGTTTCGCGGTCTTCGCCATCAGCCAACCCTGTGCATCAGTAAGGCAGCGGCAGTGAAGGTCAGATCGGTGGTGCCGGTATCAACCAAGACCCGCATATCCAACTCATCGCCCGGATCAAATGACCCCATCGCCGTGAATGAAATCACCTGTATGTCAGAGCCGTTCGACATGAACTGATCAACATCAGTCAGTACCGGCGCATCGTTAATATGCGGCCGGAAGGTCAGCAAGCGGTTATTCTGCGAACTCGAGAGCGAACAGAAAAAGTCGGCCCGGTAAATACCCTCCGAATTCGCCACCAGCCGGAAATCCGGTC